TGATGATCCTCATGAACGCCTCCGACATCTACCTGTCGGACGACGGTCAGGTCGTCATCGACGCGAGCCGTGAGGCGTCCCTGGAGATGTCCTCGACCCCGACGAACACTCCGGCGGGAGGGTCCCCGATCGCCCCGACCGCGACGTCGCTCGTCTCCCTGTGGCAGACCGACTCGATCGGTCTCCGTGCGGAGCGGTTCATCAACTGGCAGCGTCGGCGTGACTCGGCGGTCGCGTATCTCGCCGCCGTCAACTACTCGGCGTAGTCCATCGGACGGAGTCGGGGTTCATGCCTCGACTCCGTCCTCCGTCCGAGTCATGCCGACACGGATCTCCCTCCGGTCCCTCGTGTCCTTCGACCATCACGGGAGACGACTCGCTCCCGGTGACTACTTCACGGCGACTCCCGCAGAAGCGGCCTCGCTGAAGTATCTCCGTCGCGCCATCTTCGAGACGCCTCACGATGAGACGAAGACGTCCGGTCGGAAGCGACGGACGTATCGACGACGTGACTTGCAACCGGAGTCGTGATGGACATTCCCCTCCTCGGCCTCTCGATCGTTCGGACGAAGGCTCTCCCGACGTTGTCACCGGTCGAGTCCCGAGGGGGCTGGTGGCCCCTTCTCCGGGAAAGTTATGCGGGAGCGTGGCAGTCGAACATCGAGGTCAGTCTCTCGAACGTCGCCACGAATCCGACCCTGTTCTCCTGTGTCACCCTGATCTCCTCCGATATTGGCAAGATGGGTCTGCGCCTGATGGCGAAGGATGATCAAGGGATCTGGACAGAGACGGAAAGTCAGGCGTTCTCTCCGGTCCTGCGGAAGCCGAACCGGTATCAGACCCGCATCAAGTTCATCGAACAGTGGATTCTCTCGAAGCTACTCTATGGCAACGCCTACGCCCTGAAGCAACGGGACAACCGGGGCGTCGTCGTCGCTCTCTATCTCCTCGACCCGAACCGGGTGAAGGTCCTCGTCGCCCCCGACGGGGCCGTCTACTATGAGTTGAACACCGACCTCCTCGCGGGTCTCCAGGACTCACGGGTCATCGTCCCGCAACGGGAGATGATTCACGACGTCATGTTCGCGCTCTATCACCCGCTCGTCGGTCTCTCCCCCGTGTACGCGTGCGGGGTCGCGGCATATCAGGCGTACCAGATCCAGAACTCCTCGACGCAGTTCTTCAAGAATGGGTCGAATCCCGGCGGCGTCCTGACCGCTCCCGGCACCATCAAGAACGAAACGGCGCAACGTCTGAAAGAGTACTGGGAGGCGAACTTCTCCGGGGACAATGCCGGGAAGATCGCGGTCCTCGGGGATGGACTGAAGTTCGAGCAGATGGCGATCGCGGCTCGCGACTCGCAACTGATCGATCAACTGAAGTGGACCGACGAGAAGATCTGCTCGTGCTATCACGTCCCCCCGTACATGGTCGGGGTCGGAGCGCCTCCGACGTACACGAACATTCAAGCCCTCTCGGTTCAGTACTATACGCAGTGCATTCAGTCCCTCGTCGAGAACCTCGAACTCTGCCTCGATGAGGGTCTCGAACTTCCGAAACCCTACGGGACCGAGTTCAACGTCGCGGACCTTCTCCGGATGGACTCGGCAACGATGATGGACTTCATCTCGAAGGGGATCGGGGCCGGGGTCATGAAACCGAACGAGGGTCGGTTCCTCCTGAACGCGAAACCGGTCGATGGCGGGGACACGCCCTATCTCCAGCAGCAGAACTATTCCCTCGCGGCGTTGAACCGTCGAGATCAGGAATCATCCCCGCCGAGCGACATGGTCCCGGACACCGAGGCCGAATCGGAGGAGGAAGGTCCCGAGGACGAACCTTCGGAGGAGGAGACCCCGGAGTCGGACGCACCCGAAGACGACACCGAGGAAGACGACGCCGAGGAAGACGAGGTCGAGGACACCGCCGAGGAGACCCGACGGTTCGAGTCCCGGCTCATGGCGAACGTGAGAGGCATCCATGTCACTCGAACCTGAGACCCTCGCGGACATCGTCGCGAAAGCGATCGCAGAAGCGATCAATCCTCTCGTGACTCGAATCGTTCTCCTCGAATCCCGTCCGGTCCTCCACGGTCGGGACGGCGCACCGGGACGGGACGGGATGTCGATCGTCGGTCCTCCGGGACCTCCCGGACCTCCGGGTCCTCCGGGACCTCCCGGACAGGACGGTCGAGAGGGCCTCCAGGGACCTCCAGGAGCGACCGGACCGGCGGGGGATGTTGGACCCGTCGGACCTCCAGGTCCCCCCGGAGAGTCCATCGTCGGTCCTCCTGGACGGCAAGGAGACCCCGGACCTGTCGGACAACGGGGTCCTGCGGGGGTCGACGGGAAGGACGGTCGGGACGGGATCGACGGGAAGGACGGCGTGAACGGTCGGGACGGTCGAGACGGGATCGACGGGACCTTAGAGCAGCTTCGCTTCGAGCAGGACGAGAACCTCCGGACGATCCGAGCCGTGCATGATGAGACCGGTCGACCGATCAAGGGAGGGGAGTTCACCTTCCCGGTCATCATCGACCGAGGCGTCTACAAGGGTGACGTCGAATACTCCCGAGGGGACACGGTCTCGTGGGGGGGATCGACCTGGATCGCGCAGGACACGATCCTCGGGATTCGACCCGGTGAAGGCGCAACGCCCTGGAGACTGTCCGTGAAGGCAGGACGGGACGGGAAGCCGGGGAAGGACGGAGAGCGCGGTCTCGAAGGGAAGGAAGGACGTCCCGGACGGGACCTGACGCAGATGGACTCGACGGGTCGCAAATGGTGACGAAGCCGACGACGAACACGTCCGGTCCGGTTCCGGTCCTGTGTCCGGGAGGGACGGTCGTCTGTCTCGCGAGTGGACCGAGTCTGACGTCGACCGATGTCGACTTCGTTCGAGGGAAAGCCACGGTCCTCGCGGTCAACGATGCGTGGCGTCTCGCACCGTGGGCCGACGCCCTCATCGGGTCGGACGCCGGATGGTGGAAACACTACAACGGGGTCCCGGAGTTCAAGGGTCGGAAGTTCTGTCTCGAACCGTCCGTCCGGATGTTCCCCGACGTGTTCATCCTGAAGCACACCGGCGATCGTGGCATCGACACTGACCCGACGTCGGTCCGGACCGGTCGGAACTCTGGCGCGGCCGCGATCAATCTCGCCGTCCACTTCGGGGCGAAACGGATCGTCCTTCTCGGGTACGACATGGAAGCTCGCTGTGAGGCACGGAGTCACTTCTTCGGGTCGCATCCACAGGGACTCCGGGGGAACTCTCCGTATCCGATCTTCCGGCAGATGATCGGAACGATGGTCGAGCCGTTGCAGACCCTCGGGGTCGAGGTCCTCAACTGTAGTCGGCACACCGCGCTCTCGTGCTTCCCACGAGTGCGCCTGGAGGACGTGTTCGCGTGACCGACCGTCCACGGGTGTTCGTCGTCGACTATCACTTTCTCGCGTGTGGGGACGTGTTCACGAGAGGACTCCTCCACGCCGCCGAGGACCTCGGTCTCGTCTACGGTCATGCCGAGTCCCGGTCCCAGAACCTCGTCCATGAGTTGAAGGCGTTTCATCCGGACTTCGTGTTCGTCGTGCATGGACGACTGGCGACACCGAAACTGAACGGACAGACCCGAGGGATCCCGAAAGCGGTCTGGCTCCTCGACGAACCCTATGAAGTCGACAATACACGGACGTTCTCGGCGGCGTACGATCACGTCTTCGTGAACGACGCCTCGACCCTCCCTCGACACCGGGCCTCCTGCTACCTTCCGGTCTGTTACGACTCGCACGTTCACCGGGACCCCGGACGTCCGCGTCCCTACGCCGTCGGGTTCATCGGTGGCGGGAACACGATTCGGAACCGGTATCTCGACCTCCTCGCACAGGCGGGACTCCTGAGTTATGTCGTCGGCGGGGAGTGGGCCAGTCCTCGGGTTCGGAACCTGACGATCGCACGGAACATCCCGGCATCCGTGACGGCGGACTACTACCAGCAGACCCGGATCGTCCTGAACGTGTTTCGGGAGAAGCATCACTTCAACCGGGAGCGGATTCCGGCAACCTCGATGAATCCCCGGATCTATGAGGCCCTCGCGTGTGGGGCGATGGTCGTCAGTGAATGGCGTCCCGAGATCGAGGACGTCCTTCCGGACCTTCCGACGTTCCGGTCCGATCGGGAGTGTCTCGACATCATCACGGACCTCCTGGCGAACCCCGACCGGATGGAGGAACGTCGTCAGTCCAGTCTCGCGAGGATTCGACCGCACACCTACACGACCCGGTTGCGGACCGTTCTCGCAGTGGCCAACATGGGCGCGGAGGTCAACGCATGAGACCTCCACTCGTCTCCGTCGTGACGACTGTCTACGACCGGACCGCGTGTCTC